ATCATTAAACCCAATCTTCTATTTGGAAATCTTCCCAACTTCCGCCCTTGAATACTTCACACTCTCGGCCAAGGTCGTATATGTCTTCAATGAACATCGTGCTACATGCCTCGTGTGCCTTGCAAAGGTCGACAATACCCCGCACGAATTGGGCCATTTGGTCGGCTTCGTGGACGGTGTAACTTTTCATATTAACTCCTTTTAATCTGCCCTTTTGTTTAGGCATTGACGATACTTTATCAAACAAAGTCAAGTATTTATCTAGGTGATTACCCTAAGAACATAACAATAATAACTATCAACGCCCCTATATTGATAGTCTTTAACTAAACTAATACTAAATTACTGATATGAAATTAGTGGTGCGTATTTGTAAGAATCTAGTCAGGTATGGTGATGATGCTCCACCCAACCTATTTGCGAATAATTCTCATTTGCAATTGCTTAATACGAATAATTCTCATTTGCATCTTAAGTTAGTGTGTGCTTACTTCGATGTTAGTTAGTGCTTACTATGGGGGGAGGGGGTGGTCGTGCTGTGGAATATTTGTGGGAGCCTCGTATCCACAAGAAAAGGTAAATCGGCATTTTCAAAGCCCCCGACCCACAAGAAAAGGTAAATTAGCCTTTTTCAGATAAAAACTGATAATTGGTAGTGGAGTAGGTAAGACGACTAGTTATATGTGTACGATAGCCTGTAACCCGTATATATACAGGTAAATCTCAATAGAGAGAGCCTCTCGTTTATCTAGATTACAAGACTGTTTGTCAAACAATCATGCCTAAGTCACTTTGCCCCGTTCAGGTTGTTGCTGGCACTATCACAGTGTTAAGCAAGCCCTACTAGAAACTCACCTAGTTCATCACGTTTATCCTACTTGGTCGGCTCAACCGCATAGAGGGGTGGGTCATGCCCCCGTTGTCTTAACTATATCAGGGATTACCCTATTGTTCAACAAATAAATCTATACGATAATGCGTGAAGGAACTTCCCTATTGTGGACAAAAGTACATGACAGAAACTAAACCCCGTGGTAGACCAAAAGGCTCGACCAACAAACAGTTCTCCCTTACCAGTTATGCTGATAAGCCTGAACTCATCACCCTACCCAAGACTGAGACTGCTCAACTTAAAGAATTAAAGAACCTCCTGATAAACAGCGCAGGTTCTAGAGTTGTCCATAAGGCGGTAGAGATTGCCATGAATGATGAACACCCTGCCCAACTAGCCGCCATTAAGTTGTGCATGGACAGAATGTTGCCCGTCTCCATGTTTGAGAAAGAAGGCAAATCCCGTAGTGCTGTAACCATTAACATCACAGGTATTGGCGAGATTACACACAACCCTGAAACCATAGATGCTGAAGACATAGAGGCTAAGAATGAGTGATCTGAACTTTAGCCTATTGCCTTGGCAAGAAGAAGTCTTCAAGGATAAGACTAGGTTCAAGGTCATTGCGGCTGGTAGGCGTTGTGGTAAGTCTAGGATGGCGGCTATCACCTTGCTTATTGAAGCATTGCGTTGCCCAGCAGGTTCTGCGGTGCTTTATGTTGCGCCTACCAATGGTCAGGCTAGACAGATTATTTGGCAAGTTCTAATGGATTTAGGAAGGGAAGTTATCCAAAATGCGCACATCAACAACCAAGACATCACAACAATCAACGGAGCAACCATCTACGTCCGTGGAGCAGATAGACCAGACACGCTACGTGGAGTTTCACTCACCTATGCAGTCCTCGATGAAGTCGCAGACATCAAGCCCGAAGCGTGGGAACAAGTTATCCGAGCCTCCCTCTCCGATAAAAAAGGTAGAGCAATGTTCATCGGAACTCCCAAAGGAAGAAACTGGTTTTACGATCTGTTTAGATTGGGCGAGAGCACAGAGGACGCCGACTGGAAGTCTTGGCACTTCACCACAAAAGACAACCCCCTGATTGACCCAACTGAGATTGAATCTGCCAAGAAAACCCTGTCTACCTTTGCTTTCAAACAAGAATACATGGCGAGTTTCACCAATGCTGGTAGCGACATCTTCAAGGAAGAATGGATCAAATACGGGGAAGAACCCCAAGTTGGCAGTTACTACATAGCCATTGACTTAGCAGGATTTGAGGAAGTTGCCAAACAAGCGGCTAACTCCAAGAAGCGACTAGACGAGTCGGCTATCTCTGTTGTTAAGGTGACTGAGGATGGTAAGTGGTGGGTAAAAGAGATCATTCATGGGCGTTGGGACATCCGTGAGACTGCGGCAAAGATACTGATGGCAATGCGAGACTATCGCCCTTTGGCTGTTGGAATTGAGCGAGGAGCATTAAAAAATGCAGTTTTGCCGTATTTATCTGACTTAATGCGTAAAAATAATGTATATTCGCATATAGTTGACTTGACGCATGGCAACAGGAAAAAGGCTGACCGAATTATTTGGAGTCTCCAAGGGCGTTTTGAGCATGGGCGCATCATCTTGAATCAAGACGAAGATTGGGATATCTTTCTTGACCAACTATTGATGTTCCCTGCACAAGGAGTCCACGATGACTTGCCAGACTCACTCAGTTATCTTGACCAGTTAGCGGTCACTTCCTACTTTGAGGGAGATGAAGACGAAGACTGGCAACCAATGGATGTTATAGCGGGGTTTTAAATGGCTGAAGAACTAAAGCAAAACGAATTTGTAGAACCAACACAGGCCGACAAAGACTTAGTTGCTTTTGTTGTTGACCATTGCGATAGATGGCGTGACTACCGAGATTCAAACTATCTCCAAAACTGGACAGAATACGAGCGTATTTTCCGTGGCGAGTGGGCTTTAGAAGACTCTACCCGTGAATCTGAGCGTAGCCGACTGATAACACCTGGCTCACAGCAAGCCGTAGAAACCCGTCATGCTGAGATTATTGAAGCAATCTTTGGTCAGGGCGAATACTTTGACATCAAAGACGACATCCAAGACCTTGATGGCAACCCTCTTGATGTTGGCAAACTAAGAGCGCAACTGATGGAGGATTTCTCCAAAGATAAGGTTCGCAAGTCTATTGACCAAATCGTTCTGATGGCAGAAATCTATGGTTCAGGCATAGGCGAGATCATTGTTAAGACTGAAAAAGAGTTTTACCCATCGACTCAGCCAATCCCAGGCCAAATGAATCAAGCCGCCATTGGTGTAATGGAGAAAGACCGCATTTCTGTGCGGATCAATCCTGTAAATCCTAAGAACTTCTTGTTTGACCCTAACGGCACAAGCATAGATGACTGCTTAGGTGTGGCTGTGGAGAAGTTTGTCTCCATGCACAAAATTGTCCAAGGCATTGAGGCTGGTGTTTACCGCAAAGTAGACATCAACACCGATCCTGATGATGCTGACTTAGAGCCAACCCAAGAATCTACACAGTTCAAGGACAACAAGGTTCGCCTGATGACCTACTATGGTCTTGTCCCACGGGAATACCTTGAGAATCTTGAAGAGCAGAAAGACATTGTTGACCTATTCCCTGAGAATAGCGAAGCAGATACCTATACTGACTTGGTAGAGGCTATTGTTGTGATTGCCAATGACTCATTGTTGTTGAAGGCAGAGCCAACGCCTTACATGATGAAGGATCGTCCGATTCTTTCCTACCAAGCAGACACAGTTCCCAACAGAGTTATGGGTCGTGGCACAGTAGAGAAAGCCTACAATATGCAAAAGGCGATGGATGCACAAATCCGTAGCCATTTAGACTCACTAGCCCTGACAACTAGCCCCATGATTGCGATGGACGCTACTCGTCTACCAAGGGGTGCTAAGTTTGAAGTCAAGCCTGGCAAAGCAATCCTTACCAATGGCGCACCTTCTGAGATTTTGATGCCATTTAAGTTTGGCACAACTGACCAAGGCAACATCCAAACTGCTACTGCTTTCCAAACGATGCTATTACAGGCTACTGGTACGCTAGACTCACAAGGTTTAGTCTCTGCCGTAGCCCGTGATGGTGGTCAAGGCGGTATGTCGATGGCAATTGCCTCGATTATCAAGAAGTACAAGCGCACTTTGGTGAACTTCCAAGAAGATTTCTTGATGCCGTTCATTAAGAAAGCGGCTTTCCGCTATATGCAGTTTGACCCAGAGCGTTATCCATCTGTGGACATGAACTTCATTCCTACGGCTACGCTAGGCATCATTGCTCGTGAGTACGAACAACAGCAATTCATTGGTCTATTGCAGACTTTAGGGCCAAACACTCCTGTCATGCCTTTGATCCTGAAGGGCATTGTGGGTAATAGTTCATTTACCAACCGCTATGAATTGATGGAAGCATTGGCTCAAATGAGTCAACCTGATCCACAAGCGCAACAAATGCAACAAGCACAGCAACAATTGGCGTTGCAAGCGGCACAAGCACAGATTGCGGTCAATACGACTCAGGCAGAACAGAATCGTGCTGATGCTACTAAGACAATGATTGAGGCTCAGTTGTTGCCACAGGAAACTCAGGCTAGAGTTTCATCTTCAATGACTAAAAACTTACCGAATTCAGATGAAGCGGCAAGCCGTGAGTTTGATAAACGAGTTAAGATTGCGGAATTGATGCTCAAAGAAGCAGATATCAAGAACAAATCCAAGATTGTTGAGTTGCAAATGGCAAATAAAAGCCAAAATCTTACGAGCGTAGAAAACGACTTCCTAACTCAGTTGGCAGGGCAACTTAAATGAGCAACATCATCCCTAACCTTGATAATATGACTGATGCGGACAAGTTAGCCGCATTAGAGTCAATCCAAAAATCAATTGCTGAATCAAAAGAAATACAGAAAAAACGTATTGGCGAGAATGTCAATATTGTTGTTGATGCTTTAAAGAAAATTGAGTCTGACATTCGTTCTCGCTTTGATGAGGTGGGTAACACCATTGAAAAACGAGTTGCCACCATCAAAGATGGTAAAGATGGTAAAGATGGCAAGGATGGACGCAATGGCAAAGACGGACTTAACGGAAAGCAGGGCGTTCAAGGAGTTAAAGGTCAAGATGGTCGAGATGGGCGTGATGGGGTGGACGGGGTTGATGGTATTAGTGTCACCTCTGCTCATATTGATTTTGATGGTAGCCTTATTATTGGGTTGTCTAGTGGTGTTGAACTCAATGTTGGTGAAGTGCTTGCTCCTAGCCTTGCAGAATCCATCAAAGTTATTACTAATGGTGGTGGCACTTCTCAGTCTATCCTTGATACTCTAACCTCTCTACAAACACAGATAACAAACCTAATTCCTAGCCAAACAGGAAACTCAGGGAAGTTTTTGACTACCAATGGAACGGCTCTTTCTTGGTCTTCTATGGCTGGTGGTCTAAGTTATCAAGGCACATGGAACGCATCTACCAATACGCCAACATTGACAAGCAGTGTTGGCGTAAATGGTTACTACTACATCACAGCAACGGCTGGTTCTACTAACCTAAACGGCATAACTGATTGGCAAATTGGCGATTGGTTGATGTTCAATGGGTCAGTTTGGCAAAAGATTGACCAAAGCAATACAGTTACTTCTGTTAATGGACAAACTGGTGCGGTATCAGTAGGAACTGTTACTTCTGTAAGTGGCACAACAGGAAGAATTACGTCAACTGGAGGTGCTACTCCTGTTCTTGATCTGACAAGTGGAGTGGCAACGGCTGGAACAACTGGTTCGGCATCTCTGATTCCCGTAATCACCATAGACACTTATGGTCGAGTTACAAGCATTACAACTGCCTCTAACCCACAGGGAACAGTTACTTCTGTAACGGGAACTTCTCCAGTTGCATCTAGCGGTGGTGCTACCCCTGCTATATCTTTGTCTGCTGGTTATGGCGATACGCTGAATCCTTATGCCTCCAAGACTGCTAACTATGTTTTAGCCGCACCAAATGGAAGCGCAGGAG